TTTGTGTTGATGTTCGCTAACATCAGGTCCTTTGTAAATTCTCATTTTTTCTTTTCCCTCTTTTCTATCAAAAAAGGCGACTGTGTAGCCGCCTTAATAGCAATATTTACTTTTCTTTGTAATAGTCCCACGCATTTCCAAACGCCGGCTCATTGCCTTTGTTATTGTCAATGTTAGAGATAAACACGATACCACGTGCGATAACCAAGTCGCCTTTTGAATAGGTTGTTTTCTCGTTCCAAGGCTTTATTTCTTGCTTCTTCTTCAGCATGTTTTCGTACAGTTTTTCTGATACATCAGGCGTTTTTGTTTCCTCTGCTGTAACGTCTGATATAACGCTATACGGCACGTTTTTATAAGATACCCTTTGCCCTTTTTTGTATCGTGTTCCAGCTGTCCAAACATTCAGAAATGATATGTACTTCTTTACAACTTCAACGCTTGCCGTCTGTAAGCAATCATTGACTAATGGCTTCACATCATTAAAGTTTTTAGCATCAATGTCTTTTTGTGGTACATCAGACAAAATAAAAGAGATAATATAACTATCATCGCTTTTAGAAAATGTCATTGGTTCAGTGTACATTTTATGTGTGACATTCTCATCATCAAAACTTATTTCATGTATAACACCAACTTCAAAACTATCCATTAGTGGCTTTAGATTTTCAAATACTTTGCGCTGAAATGTGACAACACTTTTATTGCTGTCTTGTATTTCTGTAAACTTTTTACCGTCAATAATCATCTTGTCACCTCCTTATTTGCATTTATAGAACAGAACATCAACTCTAGCAACAACAGGAACATTCGCCCAACCGTTAGGATTGTAAACCGTACAATACGCTATACCATTGACAAAGTTATATAGCGAAACGTTGCATCTATAATCTGTATATGCTTGTATTACACCGATTGTTTTGTAACCGTCAGGCGCTGTGACTGTGATACGTACATCTTCTCTATCATTCGTTGTTGCGTTAAATGTTTTTCGTGCACCAAATGACTCAAATCTTTTTACAAGAAATGTATCATCGCCACCAATTACTAAGCCGCCTTTTGCGTATGTTCTGCCTAGCGTTGAAGTATCGCCCTCATTGTATATGCCGCATGGATTGCTTCCGTTTTTTCTAACCCATAGCATGTGTACGCTTGTCGTTAGTTTAGCCAAAATCATCGCCCACAAATTACCAGCCAGTACGTATGATTTTTCGGTTGTCTGTCCGTAACTATCCGTAACCTTTAATCTCAGATTGTAGTTTTTATCGTATGAATAGCCGTTGATGCGTTGCTTCACGGTAAATTCATTACCTGATAGAGTGCCAGTTGAGTTTACACTATGACCGCTTTCATCATTTACTGTGATTGTAAGTGTGTTATTTTCGCCATTATAGAATGTTCCCTTTGCGTTAGCATATCCGTCATTGACTGTTGGATTATCGCGTTCGGCGGTAAATTCTGTAATTGTTGGGAAGAAGTACGGAACATACGTTCCTTGCCATTTTTGCGTTGTTTTGAACCCTCTGCTATCTTCAATGACAAATTCTATGTCCCCGTTATTCATTCCATCTAAATCAACGCTATACACGCCCTCAGCAAGTTTTAAAGGGAATTGTTGCTTGTTATGTAATGCATACACGTTTTTAACTGTTGCATATCCCCTTACATCTGCTCGCATGGATAACTTTTTCTTAGATAAATAGCGGAATACTTTATTTTCAGGTACTTTGCTGTTTCCTATTTCTTTAACCGTTGCGCTATTGATAACTGGCGCATATTTTTCAGCTGGTAAATCAATATAAAAGCCAATTTTGCTTGTACCAATCATTGTTGCATTTTGCGTGCCGTCAGCGTATGTGCCGATGCCTAGATAGCCATAGACTGATTGTGTATTAGTTGCATACTTAATCATTTCTTCAGTCGGTTTAAACACATACTCTGTATCAATATCATTAGTGTTTAGCCATTTATAACCACTATCCCCAATTACCCAAACAAGAGAATGTCTGTATTTACTTACTTTTTTATCTAATAGCAACGTAATCGTGTCGCTTCCGTCCAGTTTGACATGGTTTTTATTGTCTTTCCATGTGCCACTACTTGCACGGGGGATATTAGGCAGCTCAATATTGCCCGATAGATATGCATTTGCCGCTGAGAAATAGAATTGTAAGTCAGCATATAAACTTGTAGCATAGTTTCCGTTGTTATCGTGATACGCCCAAAAGCCACCATTTAATAGTGTCCCACTACCTCTTAGTGTTCCGCCACCACTTACAGCATCGCAACCAGTACCGTTGAAATTCCATGTGCCTGAATAAATATAACCAGTATGCAATTCATAAGTTGTTTGTACTTCTACCCAGTCACGATTTAATTCGATACTGTGGTATTGCTCGCTAATTCTAGCCAACAATTTATAAGTAACATTTGCAGCGCCAGCCGTCCTATTTGCTTCAGCGACAACTTGCCATGAATAATTTAACATTGTCATTTCTTAATGTCCCCTATCCAGTTGATAACACTTGCTTTGACTGTGGTTGTCTTGATCGTGCCATTGACAAACTGTGTTATCTCACTTTCCACATTTTGCGCTTCAATTCTATGTGCGCCAGCACTTAGATATTCAAGAACACGCAAATATGCAAGCATACTGTCCACCTTGTCAAACTTTGCTAACAGTGTGCCGTCTGATTTTTTGACATTCACACCGTTTGTATCAACGGTTGTTACAGTGTCCTCTTTATCTGAGCCAATATGCAAGCCGTTTTCGTCCAACTTTTCAGATATAGTGCTAACCGTCTTGTCAAATTCTGTACGTTGTACGGTACGACTGAAGCCGTCCGCTGTTTGTTTCTGCAACGTCTGAATTTCTGTCTTTGCACTTTCAAGCCCGTTTCTGTTTTCTGCCGTTTGATTGACTAAGTGTGTAATGCTTCCATTAAGTTGTTCAATGGTTGATTTGTTAGTGATTGATACTTCAACCAAGCCATTTAACACATCATCACGGATAGCATCAGAATAGCCCGCGCTTTCGTCCGTGAATGTAGTCTTATATCGTTGCCATATCCAAGTATCAGCCGTTTTCTGCGGCTGTGTATCTTGCCATGTTCCACCTGTTACTTCCGACTTTGAAGTTGATAGATAGTATTCAGGTTTTACCGACTTGATACCCTTGCCAGCTTTACCAGCGATTGACGGTGTATAAACTTCACTTGTTGTATTATCGCTATACTTCCATGTTGTCTTAGTCCATAGTGTATATCCCTCATTGACTAAAGGAATATCACTAGACCATGTACCAGTAGGGATAACCGTTGCGCTAGTGCTTGCTTGATATGTCAATGTCGGACTACCAACAATGCCACGCCCATTTTCGCCCTTTATGCCTGTTAGTTCAAACGGCTCGTGTCTAATCTCACTACCATTGGCTGTGATGTCCACTAGCATATACCACATGTGTTGTCCACTGATACTAGCCGGTTGTGTTTCCGACCATGCGCTGTCAGTCTTTGACGGCTTATTTGTTGATGCCGTCTGTAAGTAGTATTGCTTTGTTCCTTTATTAGCGTTTCCAACTTCCGTTGTTATGTTCTCAATTTTGCTCTTAAAGGTTTCCAAAGTGTTTTCCATTTCGTGAACGTTCCACGATAGCACCTGAATTTGTTTTGCTGAAGATACTGTCTTTTTCTGCTCTTTCTTACCCTTTGTTTCTACTGTGTCAGCAATCAAATTTATGTCGCTTAATTCACGGCTGAAAATAGGGAATGTAGCAACAATACCCTTGAATGTTGTAACCTTTACCCAGTCCCCGACTTCTAAATATGGAAGACTCTTATATGATGCCTTACAAGGCGTGTATGCTTGCCATTTATAAGCCGGAAAGAGTTTATCCGATATAGACTTCATTTGCGCTGTGGAAAGCCCAAATAAAAGCGGATTTGCAAGTATTAGATATGTATTACCGTCAGCCTTACCTGAAGAAACGCCCAAATCCTTTTCACTTGACTGGATTGCCAGTTTTTCGATGGCTTTCGTTTCTGTGTCTGAGATTGTCGCATCATTGAAAAGCCTTGTGTACGGTATTTCTGTTGGTGTTTTATTAGGGTTGATTGCTTTCAACTTGCCTGATCGTGACATACGGAAGAAAGTGCCGCTTGCTTCCTGAATATATCCAAGCAATTCACTAGCCTTTAGGTTCTGAAAGTATGCTGTTTTAGTAACTTGCATGTCTGAGTTCGTCCATGTGTTAGGTAGTTCGGTTTGAACGCCCACACGCTCGCATAACTTAATGAGTAAGTCTTTTAATGTCAAAGGGAATACAAGTTGCGTATTCCACCAATCCGAAACATCAGTATCAACAAACTTCTTCAAATCATCAAAGCATTCAATGTCCGTTGTGTAGTCCGTTGATAACTTTGCATTCACAATCGTATAAACGCCCAAATCAAGCGCGCCTTGTTTGACTGTTACACGTTTACCAATAAGCCCAGTAACATTGCCATTTTCTTTGGCAATCGTAACTTTAAGTGTTGATGCTTCAACGCTTGTTAGGTCTAGCGTATCTTTTGAACAAAGCGACTCTTTGATTTTAAGTGAACCACTTGTAAAGTCTTTATTTGTATATGTTGTTCCAGCTATATTCAAAACAACGTCAGGCGGTAGCAAATCGCCTGTGTATTTCTGCTTTAAATCATTAGGAATATTCAGCATTTGCTACCTCCTTATACTTCAATAAATGAAAGGGCAACGTCCAAATATGCGACATCGCCCGTGTTTTTATCTGTAACTCGTTTTTTATATGTGAGATTAGCGCCAGTATATACCGTTCTAACCTCGCCTGAAATGCTTTCAAATGTGTATGTTCCGCCCATATCTTTGCGGCAAAGGTTCTTTAATTTATCAAATTCTGCTTTTGATAACCAATGCCATTTCAGTTTTTCGGACGTAACATCACGGCGCAAAATTACAAAGTGCAATTTGCCAGCACCGTCACGCCAACTTTTACCGTGCATATCTTCGCTAGTGCAATCAGGATCTATGTCAGGTGTTGGCAACAATACGCCGTTGATTTTGTATCCTATTTCTGCCATGTTACCTCCTAACCTAAAACAGCCACAGGGTTTTCACCTGTTCGGCTTGTTTCTTCGATAATGTACGATACAGCTGCCTTGCCAACGTCTTCGATTAGCAAGTTCTTTTCCTGTACTACTCGAATAAGTGTAGCCAACATATTAACCACGTCAGCATTACCACTTCTTTCGTCCATGACTGAGCGCATAGCATCTTGAATTGTTGATAACGGTGCTTCAATGTTTGTGCCACTCTTTTGGTCGCCCAATACAGCCAAGAATTCATGATTAGCTGGAATAACGGCACCATTAGCAAGGTATGGAATGCTTGGTACGCTTACGCTTGGTATCCAAGAGAATGGAGAAGCACCCATGATAGAGAAGTTTCTAAGCCCGTTTAATGCGCCATTGATAGCGTTAAAAGGCACGGAAACAACTGTATTGATACCGCCAATAATGTGATTGACAATGCTTCTAAAAGTGCTTGCAATCGCTTCAGTGATACCTTGGAAGATTGCGCCACCTGTACTGAACACGTCCTTAACGGCTTTCCATGCGCCACCAAAGGTATCGCCGAACCATTGAGCAACATTGCCAAACACTTGCTTAATACCGTCCCAAACGCCACCAAAGAAGCCTGTAACACCGTCCCAAACGGACTTGATGTTATCCCATGCGCTCGTGAATATCTTAGCGATACCACCCCACATTTCAGATGTATTTTTAGAAATGTCTGTCCATGCTTCAGCAATGAATTTCTTCAAATCACCAAAGGTTTCATCAAACCATGCTTTAATGTCTTCCCAAATCTTCTTGATACCGTTCAGCATGCCTTGCATTAGGAATTCACCAAGTTCAGCAAAGACTGTGGACGGTGAATGAATACCAAAGTGTGTTTTAACAGCATCAATAATCGGTTTACATACATTTTCCCAAAGCCATGTAGCAATACCCTTTAAACCGTCTAAAATACCATTTAGAATGCCCATTATGATATTGTTTCCAACGCTTCCATAGTCGCTATCGTCAATATAGCCTTTGAAGTAGTTATAGATGCCTTCACACACTGAGTCAATGATGCCAGTCAATAGATCAAATGCTGCCAATAATGCGTTGGTGATGAACGTTACAAAACTAGAAGCAATACCCCCAGCATCAAGATTGCTGAAGAAGTCACTAATTGCACTTACGATGAATTCGCCCAGTTTAGTCCAATCATAACTCTGTAACCACTCGCTCGCTTCATTAAATCCACCAATCAAGAAGTCTGAAATGGATTTGGCAATGTCGCCATAGTCAAGCGTTGTAAAGAAGCCAATCAGGAAGTCAATACCAGCTAATGTCTTACGGACTAATAACCGTCCAAGAATGCTAAAATCAATGTTTTCAATAGCATTATTTAACAATGTAGCAATATCACTACCGATTGCCTTAAAATCAATTGTTTTGAGCGTGTAATAGAGTGTCTGAATAACGCCGTCAATACCCTTGCCAGCCGTTGCACCTATTCCAGCCCAGTCAATACTAGCAAATGCTTCGTTTATCTTAGTTCCGATTGTAACGCCTAGCCCTTTCCAGTCAGCATCTGCAATCATCTTCCATATGCCGTCCAGTGCGCCTGTGTCCACGGTTTCAAACATGGTGTCAAGTCCTGCTGTACCTCCACCACCTCCGCCACCGCCACCACTTCCGGCGTTGGATTTATCGGATATATCGTTTATTTCATCAATGCCAGCCAATGCGCCTTGCTCTTCTTTCAGCGCCTTTGTTGCACCCTTAGCCGCACCAGCCATTTTCTTTTGTTCGCTCGATACGCTTGCAATACTCTTTTTAGCCACGATGTACGAACCTGCACCAGTTAGCACGGCGAAAAAGTGCGCCACGGCGTTCGCCGCTGAGGTGAACCAGTCAATAACCTGTGACAATACAGGCGCTATCATGTTGATTAGTGGCGCTATCATTGCGCCTAATGAGTTAGCAAATGCACCTGTACTCATTTCTAACCCGTTCATAGATGTTTTTAATGCTTCAGAATATTCGACAGCATGTCCAAAGCCTTGCGTGATGCCTGATAATACTTGTCGCATTGCCATTCTTAAAGCCAACAATTTGAACATGTTACCAAGTGAGAAAATGGACTTGCCTAATGAATTAGCAAAGGAATTTGTTTTGCTTTGTTCCTGATTAAATCCTAATAGGCTTTTTGTAGCACCTATCACGCCACCAGTTAAAGCATTAGCAACTTTCCCAAGCGATGCGCCAGCGTTACCGATTGCACCCTTTAATGAGAATTTAGGCGCTTCCCCTTTTGGCATCGCATCTTTTAGTGATGTTTTAGGCAAGGAAGCCAGTTGTGTTTTGACATCTTCAATACTGTTTCTTAATCGTGATGCTTCGCCATCTGCTTCGGATAGTGCTTGCTTCAACTTATTATCTTTAAAGTTTCCCTTTTCCCAAGCGTTATATAACGATTTTGAATTGTTTTCTGCTGTTTTAAGCTGTGATTGCAAGTCCTTTAATTCAGCCTTTAATTCAGATGCGCCCTTTTTAAATTCTGACGTGTCTATTTTTGTATCAAATACAATTCCACCGTCTGACATTAAAAACCTCCTTTCTATTTAAAACGTTCGTTGATCTTACGTATTTCTTCTTTTTCTGCTTCCGTATAAACAGTCTTAAAATCAATCAAGTCTTTATTATCTCTGTAAAAGTCTTGTTCCCACTTTTCCAACTGTTTATGTTTCGCTTTTTTCTGTCTAATATTTAGGATATTAGAAAAAAGTCCCTCTTGGATTTCGTTGAAATATCCTAAGAAAGACCACCAATGCAAATATGACTCTATTCGTACTTCCTTACCTGCTACACGGTTTATGGCGCTGAAGATAATTTGCTCGTCTTGTTCCCAATCCATTAGTTTTGGCTTGTTCTTGGCTTTGGAATAGTCCTTGCCACCGTCCATAAACCATGAGCATTGCTTGATTGCTTCTTCCACGTCTTCGCGTTCTAAGTTCTCAAAGCCCACAAGTGCATCGACCATGATATAAACCTTTTCTCTGTCCGATAGTTCGACATCATTGCACGCAACAAGCACTAATAGCGCCGTTCTGAAGTCCGTTTCTATGTGTAATTCCTTACCATTTACCGTGATAGTTGTCGGTAATTGCCCTATCATTTCTTCTTATACGCCTTACGATACTTTTCGATGTTCTTTTGCATCTTCTTAGTTTCTTTTTCGATAAATGGCTTAATGTACTCAGCGAAAGCCGTCATGAAGTTATTGAAAATTGTGTTCCCGTTACTCATGGATAAAGGGTTCTGCTTTCCAAATACAATTTCACTTGCACCATCATAGAAAATGCTGTCAAATTCTTTGCGCATTTCTTCATTCATCTTGCGTACAGTTTCAGCAATTTCAGGTACAGTTGCTTCACCGTCACTTGTGATTGTTAGTTCTTCGCCTAGTGTTTTGATTTGGTTTTGGAAGTTGTCTGCTACATGTTGGACACGATCTAAAATTCCGATGTCACGGACATTCACTCTTAAAACTCTGTTTTTATCGTTGTTGATGGTGATTTCCTCAATACCATCATCAAAGTTGATATTCATAGCCATATTGTTTGGTTTCCTTTCTTAAAATAAATAAAAAAGGCGGTTTTTATTACCGCCTATTAGTTGCTGTCAGCTGTGAAAGCGTTAGTTGTTTCGTTAAACTTACCTTTCTTACGCTTACCTGTATAGTGTACGTCAAATGGAATTTGATAGCCGTCACTCTTTCCACCATACTTCTTCACTTCGATAAACACTTCTTCTTCATACGCAACGTATGCGCCAGTAGTGCCGTCCCAAGTGTGTACTTCAAGTACTGTTGTTTTAACATCGTCTAACTTCTTACGATTATCCACGATGTCCTGTAAGAATGTGTATAATGCATTCCCTTTTTCAGCATAGTATGTATCGACTGAGCTGGAAGGATCATATGAAGATACCTTGACTGAGTTTTCGCCTAAGATGTTCTTCTTCTTAGTGACTTCAGCATTTAGAGTAATGTCGTACTCTTCTAAGTCCTTGCCGATACGAACATACTTCGCTGTTGCTTCCTTTGGCGCTGCATTGATGTAATGTGCTAAGAATTCACGTGCAATAGCGCCATTTGTCTGTGTTTGTGTTGCTGGCTGTGGCATTTTCTAGCCCTCCTTTACTTGTTTATTGTATAGTCCACACCGATTTGGATTTGGTATGTGACACCATCGTTAATATCTCCACTTGGAACGCTAAACAGCAAACCATTTCCAGCACTAATCTTTGTGATAGTGCCGTTCTTTGCTTCACCGTTTACGTCTTCGGTTATCGCTATGTCTTTGAGTTGATTAAGGTAATAAGTAAGCGACAATAGAAAGCCGCTATTGTTCAAACGATCATAGTCTTCAAATGCCTTTTTATCAGCAAATACACTGAAGTTGATATGATACTTCTTATTGCCTAAGATATCCCCACTTACTAGCGATGTGCCTAGTGGATATACGCCTGTGTCCATTTCCTGTTTGTCACCTAGTGACATGTAGTCAATGTGGATATTGTCGTTAAATTCGTCCATTAAAGGACAGTCGGTTAAAATCTTCTTTACTGTTTCTATTACATTCATTTGACAAATCTACCTTTCGCTAATCTTGCGGCGGCACGTCCTATGCTTTCGCCGTGGTCTTTCATGGCTCTATCGAACCAATGAGAACCAGCCAATGCATTTTTTGAAGTGTTATAGTTCAACATTCTACCGTTTGGGTCGGGTATCTTAGCAACGCCCTTGCGACTCCAATGTCTGCCCGTTCTAGCATCATAGAATGAGCCTTTTAGGGTAATAGGGTCAACGAAAAGCACACCATAGTACTGATACCGTGCGTATGGTGTATTTTGCCTGATTTCCCCTGAACCGATAACCGTTTGTGACATCATTGCATTCTGTAACACGCCATTCATGTTAGGCATGTATGGCAATGATTGCCGCATAACTTCATTGTCTATAAACTTCTGAACCTCGCCACCGTCATTGAGTCCATGCTCAGCCAGTAATTGCTCAACTTCTTTAAAGCGAACATGTCCGACTATTTGCATGATACTTCCCAATGTTGCATCGACTTTGAACCGTACTTTTTATAGTCGGCAAGCATGATTGTAAATGCACCAGCCTTTACCAGTTTATCCATGCTTTCGGATTGCTTGCGTGCATCTGTGGTATCAATTTCGATAGCACAATCGCCCTCAATCAGTAAGTCTTTCCCTTTAGTAAATTGTAAGTCTGTGTGTCCATCAAACATACAAAAGGCGCTTTCGTCATACGTGCGCCCTTGCTTGTTCATGCTTGCGATGCTGGTCTTTGTCAAAAAGCACTTATCAATAAAGACTTTTTTATAACCGTTACTTTTAAGATAAAGGGTACATGATGTATTTGTGTACATGATCATATACCCCTGTATAAATAGCCCGTTTTACCTAACCACTTTTTAAGAATGCTAGTCACTTTCAACGTATAATCACGCTCGATTTCAATGTTTGAATTGCCTTTATAAGTGACTGTGTATTCCCCAACTTTCTCGCTCGCAACGCCTAACGGAACACTTGCAGAATTGCTATTTGACTGGCTGAATTGTACCTCTGCCAATTCACACATAGCCTGTTTCATTTCTTCAATCGGTTCACCGTCAAAGTCAAACTTAATTCTGTTCAGTATCTCGTTACTGGCTTTGTTAGCGTAAAATTTGAATTCGTTTTCAGGTATCAAAGGGCTTTTACCTAATAGGTATTGTTCCTTGTAAAACTGATAGTCAGCAAAAATCATGCACCCTCCTTGTTACTTCTTTTCTTTTGGTTTCTTTGGTTCTTCCGGCTTCTTTTCTTCCGCTTCTTTTAATCGTGCATCAATAACGGCGGACAATTCACCAATACAGATGATTTGTTCCCCGCCGTTAAAGAGTACGCCTGTGATTTTAGCCATTAAGCCTTAGAGTGAGAGTAGATGCCGGACTTCTTGTTCTCGTACACTTCGTTAATTCCGTACAAGTGGAAGAAGAATTTCCACCAGTCGCCGTCCTGATTTGCTTCAGGGTCAATAATCTTATTGACGATGTCCTTAGCAACCTGCATAAGTGCGCTTGGGTGTACGATTTGGAAGTTTAATTCCTTACCTGCTGTAGCCTTTTCATAGCCGCCCTTTTCTTCACCAGTCTTGCCTGATAATGACTTGATTGCTGTATAGAAACGTGCTTGTGGCACTTTCACAATTGCTGTAAATGATGCTAATACTTCACGGGATTTAGTTGTGTCTAAGTCCTGAATAGCACGCAAGCCAGTTGGTGTGATGTAAAGGATACGTCCCTCAGCTGGTACTTCGGCATCGTCCATAGCTGCAACGGCTGTTGAAATAGCCTTGAGCCATGCTTCACCTGTTGCTAAAGCGGCGCTAACAACTGGCGTACCCTTTGCGCAATATGTTGCAAAACGTGTTGCATCAATTTCAGGAACAGCCTTTGTTCTAATGAATTCAGATGCTAAACGTCCGAAAGCAATCTTGGCTGTTTCAATGTCGTCCATTTTATCAACTTGGAACACTCTCGCACGGTCGAAGTTAGGTGCTTTTGTTTCAAAGTCTAATGTTACTGAACCCATTGGGTAGCCAGTTGTACGGCTGTACTCACCTAAGCCGTCCATTTCCATTTTAGGAATAAGGAATTCCTTACCATTTGCTGTCATTTGTAAAAGACTTGTATCGCTGTCTAATACGGCTGTGAGTGATGCTTGCTTATAGACTGTGTCTAATAAGTCAATGTAATTCTTGAATAGTTGAATGTTGTTTGGCATTTTTTAAGCCCTCCTATTTTTCTTTAATTCCCATTACGGATTTTGCAAAATCAAGCGCTGTATTGCTTGCATTTGCGTTGCTTGCTGTACTTGATACAGCATTTTTTACTGGTTCGGTAGAAGTAAATAAGTAATCATGCTCGCTCTTAACAGTTTCAATGGCTGTCTTGATGTCTGCTTCTTGGTTCTTAGAAGCCTTTAATGCTTCGATGTCCAAGAATGGCATGATTGCTTTTGCTTCACGTCCGCCAGCTGTGGTGACTGTCTTTGCTAATAAATCATTGAAGTTTCTATCAGCGATTTGCTTTTCAAAATCTGCTTTCTGTGATGCTAGTTTTTCGTTTAGATCACTTACTTGCTTAGAAAGTTCTTCAGGCTTTAATTCTTGCAACTTCTTCAGTTCTGCCTGTGTGCTTGTAAACTGTGCTTTATAGTCTTCTAGTTCTTTCTTAGCGTTCTCTAATTCGCCCTTAGCACCGTTTACGTCTAAGCCGTTCATCTTAAAAACTTCGTTGATTTGTTCCTCTGTGAGTCCCAACTTTTGCAATTCTTCTTTTTTCATTTCTTCCTCCTATTAGGCGTTGTTAAAGCAGGTCGCCGTTCTGCTAAAGAGTTGCTATTTAAGGCATAGTTGCCAATAGAAAAAAGCGCATATAGCGCTTTAGTTCTCTTTTGTGAATACCCTTGCCATTTCTTCAGGCAAGCCCATTGCTTTTGCAAAGTCTTTGTATTCGTTATATGTTGCTGTTCTGCGGTTTTTCATAATGGTTATGTCCGCTTTATCAGCATTACCCTTTTTCAGCAATGCTATTCGTTCATCTTGAACACGCATTCGTCTTTCTAGTGCGCGCATGCGTTGCGTTGCTTCATATAGAGTGTATTCCTTGCCGCCGTATTCGTGCGTTTCTAGCGTTCTTTGGTACAGTTTGGACAATTCCTCGTCCGTATATCTTCGCTCGCTAAAACCACTTATAAATGGCATGTAATGGTGATAACAGTTCACACCACACAATCCACCAGCTTCACCAAGTCCGCAAATGTCTATCAACTGTTGTTTTGTGTATATCTTGCCTTGCCATAGTGCGTGTGACGGTCTAGCTGTTGGGTGTGCTGATACTTCAAATAACTCTGTATGTAGTTTTTCGGCGTTATCATCTTCAATCTTTGCTGTTACTTGTCGCATACCAGTCATTACGGCACGCCTTACAGCAACGTCTATGCGATCATGTCGCCCGCTTTCGTATTCGATGTATCGTACACCACTAGCCGTCAATTCATTTACGGTCTTTTTTAGCGCTGTATTGTAATCAAATACGCCTGTTGATACTTCTATCAAGGTTTTATTCAATAACTCGCCATAATAACCTTGTACGCTCTTGAATTGCCCGTTCACCGTAAAGCCTAATGCGTTGGTGATGTTGCTAATGTCTGATAGCGTTTGTTTCTGCACGGCTTCCATTAGTTGCAATAGTTCCGTGTTCTCTGATAATGGTACAAAGTCCACGCCCACGCCTTTATAAAGTGCTTCATCACGTGCATACCCGTCAGCAATCACACGATCATACAATTCTTTCATTTGCGCATCGGATAGATCTAATGCTTGTTGTATCAGTTTCCGATAGTCTTTATTAAATCCATTCAACTGTGACAGTCTATACAATTCATAATCTGCTGTACGTGTGATATGTCCAGCTTGTTCTATTCTTCGGATAATGTCGGCAAGTATATCGCTTTCCAACCGTTGCATTGATTGCGCTAGAAATTCAGGGACTTTTTTAAGGTCGTTTTCGCTGAACATTAAGGCTGTTCACCCTCTGTTATCGTTCCCCTGATTTCTGCAATCTTGCTCATGGCTGTGTCTTCATCTTCGCCGTACCACTTCATACGGTATTCAACAGGTGACATGAAGCCACTAGCAACATCAATTCTATCTTGTGCGCGTTCTGTTTCTTCATCGGTCTTGATTGAGTCATGGAATGTGCAATTAAAGCCAAAATCGACTGTGAACATGGCTTGATAGAATGCGATAGCATGTGCCAAGTCTTCAAGACATGCTTTCAAATTCACTTGGATAGCGTTTACCATATTATACTTGCGGTTTTCGCTTGCCTTGATTTCCTTTGCTGTCTTTTCCACGTTTTCATTCTTGGATAAATCGCCATAAGCAAGGCAACAATTAAACTCCACCAGTCGCTTATATTCGTTCAATCCAGCAATATATGAAGCATCACGCATTGTTGGACTGAATTCGTCTAATGTCTTATCGCCATTTGTTGTATCTGCATCGTATGGAATGAGTAATCGTTCTTTGCTCTTTGGCATGCTGAATGAGCCGTCTTGCTTCTTCTTTACCGCTGTATAATCAGCAAAGATAAAACGTTCACCACTGGCATATTCCCAATCCAAACGTCCAAATTGCTGGTCTGCTTTCTTGATTTGTTCAATAGCCTTTTCAAAAATGGAAACGCCATTCTTACTCTTATCAATTCTGTTAGGTAGTGGGTTTCTGTAATAGCCAAAGTCCATGCGATCCATACCACGATAGAGAATGTCATCATACAGTTGCGCCCATTCATCAATAGAAGCCAAAGGCACTTGGTTTCCAATCTCACCATTCACGCCCTTATAAGCCTTGTTTTGAATACGCAAGCCCTCTGACGTTAGTTCGTGATACTCTAAACGATAATATTTTTCTTTGTCGCTTACTTCCTTAACTTGAATAAATGCAACCTTTAATAATCGCCCGTCATCGCCAAACTCAAAAGGGATAATTCTATCAGCTGGAATGTATTCAAAATTGCCAGTATTGCCAATAGGCTTTACAACCATAGAACCTAAGCCCAAGCCTGTTTGAAAGTGTTCATTGAAGTTTCTTAGCGCCTTTTGATATAGTTCATTCAGTTTGTCATTATCCAAGCTGGTTTCCATTTCGGATAGCGTTACATTAGCAAATTCAGAACATACAGCGCCCTCTAGCCCTAGACTCTTAACGCCTGAATAGTTTTCTGTTTCGTCTGTCCACGGCGCTTTTCCGCATAGCATCTTGTCCCACAATTCCAATCGTTCAATCATCGGTTGGGATAGAATTACACGCTTGCCGGTCAATTTCTCAAGTTGTGTGTTTCCAAACATTTTTTCATATACCCCCTTGATAAAATCAATAATCTTTCTAAGTATGTTCATCATTGCCCTTTCTTCTTCCAAACAGGGTTTAATGCGTATCGTACGCTGTCTATACTGTGGTTATCTTTATCAGGATAGCCACTTATCACTTGCCCATCTTTATCGCGCATAAATTCATAGTGTGTGAATTCCATTGCTGCATTAGGGCATCGCTTGCTGTCTATCACGATCTCTTTAAGTGACGATAGCCACTTCATAGAATAAGCCACACTTCCGGCGCCTTTTTCTGCACCACGTGCTGAAATTCCAAATGCTCGCAAGTCAGCAATAGACTTATTTTCGGCGCTATCACATGTCACTATTTCATCGCCAATCTTAAACTGGTCTTTGAGTATCTGTGCCACGTCTTCATTAGGCATCTTATTAGCCCTGAATTCCGCGTAAATGTATAACGTCATATGTGCGCTGTCATAGCAACAACGCGTGAAGTTCAACGGGTCAGGGAACCAGCCCCAGTCAAGCCCATTGTATGTATAGTTGAAGTTGTTTATTTCTTCATCTGTGATTTCTCTAATAGTCACGTTTTCAAATACGTTTCCGCCAGTGCCGTTTACTTCGCCCAAATATTCGTTTTCGTAAGCCTTAGGGTTGATTTCCTTTAATGCTTCCGCTTCGTCTAACCAGTTCTTACCTAGCCATTCGCTTGGCACTGTCTGATATGTTGAGTGATATACTTTCATTCCAGCTTTTGGCGTTAGCACGTACTCATTAGCCCAGTTATTAGCCGTCTTTGGCGGGTTGAATGACTTAAAAATCCACGCTTTATCACCACCACGCACGGCTGACTGTTCAATGTTTCTGACTGTTTCACTACCATAGAATTGGTCTAACTCTTCAAACCATACAATAGCGATATATCCCTTTTCCGCTTTGATAGATTTAATCTTCAAAGGGTCGTCAGCACCACGGAAGAATATTTTTTGCCCCGTTGCTGTCCGTGTGATTTCCATAGGCGACTTAGTACATTTGAATTCGCTGTCTAAGTCCAGCTTATCAATAGCCCATTTGAGCTGGTTATATACTGAGTCTTTGATTGTATTTGATACTTGGCGCATGACTAAAGCATTGTAATTCTCATCTTGCATCATTAAGTCAATGATTGCTAATGCAATACATGATGATTTTGTGCTACCACGTCCGCCCTTATGGATAAATTCATGCGCATTGTGATCGTGTACGTCCCATAAGAAAATAGAAAAATACGGCGCTATGCATAGGGCTGGAATACCCTTATATGCTGTGCCGTCTTTCTTCTTGTGTTCTGCTTCGTATTGTTCCATCTCGATAGCGTGCTTTTCTTGCTTCATCTTTAACTCTGCACGTCTTATCTTGATGTCTTCTTTATCCGTTAGGCTTTCACCGTTTACAATTCTATTCACGGCTTCAAACGCCTTAACGTTTCCCTTTCTAGCCTGTGACATCATTGCAACGGCTAGAATTGTTTCTTGTGACTCTATCACTTCAGGTTCAACGCCCAAAGCCTTAGCGACTGTTTCTTTATCGCGTTGAGTCGGTGGCAAGGATAGCAACGCCTTAAAGGTTTCCCTTAGTTCTTTCTTGCGTTTTCTTGTCTGCCCTGACTTGATACCACCGTTGCGGCTGATAGCCCTTGCTTCTTCCTTGCTTCTCTTTGTAACTGGAATTAGGTTATCATGTCCCTTATTATTTGACGTTTTGGGCTTGTTTTGGCTCGTTTTAGCCGTCTTTTTGGTTTCCTTGATGTCTTTATCATTTTTCCCCTTTTGGCTCTTATTCGCCATTTCTAGCCCGTCCTTTCTATGATGCTCAAATCATACTCACATCAACATAAATATTGCCGTTTTTCATATATACCTTTTTTGGTATGTATGATTGCCCACGCTTCAATAGCCTTTCTTTCTGTGCCATATCTTCGGACACGTTTTTATCTAAAAATGAAATGTCCTTTCCACGTGTGTTTTTGCTCGTTTTGATTTTCAGGACGACTGGTTTACTTGATCCAGTGAAGCCGCCCCAATCTTCCGCTATTGCGCTATCTATAGTGGTACTCATGTAGCCTTTGTCTGTAATGATTTTATTTAATGGCGCATTTGCCATTCGTTTTGCTTCAGCCATTACCTTTTGAGCATAAGCACCTTTGCCAAGTGCGTTTTCACCGTCTTGGATATAGTTTTGCAAGTATTCATATTGTGATTGTGTCATTTTTCCAAATATGGCGCTCGCATCAACGCTTCTATATAGCGTTTCTTCCTTTATTCTTTCATTCGTGGCTTTGTCTAATCGTGATATTCTGCTTAGTTCTTCATCTGTGAGTGTTATTTCATTGTTCAAACCTCTTAGATAGTTGTTTATCCACATTCCATCGCCGCTTTCGTACCACTCTAAAATATCGGTATCTTCATGTGTTTTTATTTTTATTTCTGCGCCACGCCCACCCATGTTATACCCTTTCTATTTGCTTCTTTTGAAGTCTTTTAGCCACTTTTGATAGTCTTTGCAATTTCGCCCTTTTGTGCATCTATTTTGATATTTGCACTTGTGGCACGGGCTTATATGCTTGTTATCTGTAGCCATTATTCACCTTACTTTTTTCTTCTATTAACTAGAACACTAAGCGGAACAGCACCAGCGCCCAAACTCTTATCTTCTTTGAAAGTGAATTTATAACCATAGCGCTTTTGGTTTGCTCTTAGCCAATTCATTGTTTGCCTTTGTGTTCTTTCGTATGCTTGCGCGCTTGTTTCATTGCCAACAACAATAACAGTATTTGTTACTGGTGATTTTTGTAACCCCTTCACAAATTCCTTTGGTTTGAAGTTCTTTGTTTTTGCAAAAATCCAGTCGCCTTTTCTTTCTGATGCGCCAATACCAAGTGAGTCATTTTCTGCTGTTACAGCCAAGTCTGCACGTGAGAATGTGCCGCCACTATCACCATTTGCTCTATCAGGGTGATTATGAAAAACAAACTTGCCCGCAACTTCTTCATTACGTATGCCGACAGAACCACTATCACCACGGCGCATAACATGTGCAAATCCGTCACTATCAACAGCGATCATGTGTTCTATGTTATCGTTTATAACTTCGTTTCTAAAATTCATACGCATGTTGTCGATTGATTGCTTATTTCCGTTGTAGAGTCTATTCACACGCGCTGCAAGTTCTCTATCATCTGCGCTTCCATTTCTAGAACCTCCACCGCCTGCATTTGTTCCAATTACTATTTTTGCGCCACGTCCGCCCATTTTTCTTTTCCTCCATAAAAATAAAAAGCGCCTTTTAAGCGCCTTTTTGATTATTCAACTTCTTCCCCTTTTTCGTTAAAAAACATAACTGGAATGTGATACTTGAAAGATTGATCATAATGCTTCAACTTATCGACTAATTCACCGACTGTTACATTATCAATCTTTACATCAAACAATTCATCATAGGACTTGTATTTTCTTCTCTTCCCGTCAATTCCTAGCACGCATTCTGTATATACTTCGATTTCGTGCTTTCCGTCTTTTAGAAAGTATTTACCAGTTATTTCAAGATTATTTATAAATTTACTTCTTTCCATTTTTCTTCATCCTTTCCGTGACTTTATTATCAAAATAAATCACCTTTATATTTTCGCCATAATCATATTCCACTTGTCCACCATATACAAGGATTGTTTCAGGCTTGATCTTCTGTATCATTGCATCAACACCGTTTTTCCATACTTCAAATGCTTCATCTTCCCTTTTAACGCCTATCGTACTGATTGCAACAATAGACTTTTCAGGTATTCCGTCAAAACAGAATTCAAACGTTTCTTTTTCAGCCCAACTGATTGTAGGTATAACCTTTATCCCTTTACTTTGCCAGTATTGCCCTAATAGCCGTGAACGATACACATTCCAAATCTTCATAGCCATAGGCATATTCATGTATAGGCTAAAATCAGGGCTTAGCACGCATTCATACTCGCTTAGCATGTCCACGTATTCATCAGGTCTATTCCATAGTCTTTCAAACTGGTAATCGTCCACAAAACAATGAATACCCACGTTTTTATTTTTGCTTGTCATCGCATAGTTAAATCCTATCAAGTCGCTTGGAATAAATCCGTCATTGTGTATTACTGGCATCTGATAGAAGCCGTCTGTTTCCGTTTCATCATAGATTTGTAGGTTGTAATGGTTCACCGTGTTCATTCTTGCGTTTTCTTTTTCTTCAGGTTCGCTGAATAAACCGCCTATTTCGTCCATGTCAAAGCCTGTTAGTTCTAGATCATAGCCATCGCTTCCCAAATCTAACAGCAAATCGGTCAATTTATCCATATCCCAGTAGCCAGTTATCTTATTCAGTGCGATGTTCAACGCTTTTTCTTTGTCTTTCGGCAAATCAAGCATCACCACTTCAATTTCTTCAACGCCTTTGTACTTCAGCACATTTAGCCGCTGATGTCCGCCGATGATCGTCATGTCTTTATTGACTATAATCGGCTCACTATATCCAAATTCATCAATGGAATTGCTAATCTTGATAAATTCTTCATCATCAGGCTTCAATTCTTTTCTTGGATTGTATTCAGCTGGCAATATGTCATTTATCTTAACTTTAACAAATTCCATTGTGTTCCTTTCTTAAATAATAGACTGGAAGAAAGCAAAAGGAGAATAAGTACATGAGGTGTTTTTTCGGAAAACAAATGAAGAAAGTTATCTTCCAGTCTATACAGAAAAAACCATGAAATTTCTCTCATGGTTTTTGCCTATTGCCATTATACCATCAAATTAGCGTGGCGATTTCCACAAATCACCATTTATCCAAAATTTGACATATTTTTTTATAAACGTACCCATGAGATGTATATAGAATTTTTGCTATCGTCACATAATCGAACCCGTTCTCGTATCTAAGGCGCAAGATTTCAATTTCGTTATCATCTAACTTCCGAAAGAATGTAGCATAGTCCTTATATTCTCTTTCGTATCTATCGTACTCTTTGCGTGTTTCTTCTTCTTCAGCACATAGCGCTATTAGGTTATCGTTAAATATCCTCGTGCCGCTTTGATATTTGGCTTCTTCAGGTGATTTGATAGACGGTGATTTCAGCGTGTTTCCTGATAGTAACAAGGCTAGTTCTTCCAATCTATCGCCCAGTTGCAAGATCATTGCGATAGTGTGCCTGAAGCCTTTCATTTTGCCGTCTGTGTATTGAAATTTCTCTTTTGTTATCATAGTTTCTTACACTTTCCTTCAAACGCTAATTTGAATTGTTTTTTAATATCATCTATCGTGGATGCCTTACTTATATAAGTTTCACGATATATCGGTTTGGTTTCCAACAACTTCTTTTCGCATTCAAGTATCTTTTCAACTTCTTCAATCGAGAATACTGGCGTTATACGTGCTTCCAATATTCCTATTTCTTCACTTTTCATCATTTCTCCCCCAATCTAGTGCCTGTCCACAACAAGGGCAAAAACTAAGATAATATGGTTTGAGCATTGCTTGCTTTGTTCGTACAAGCCCGAATGCATAATTACAGTTTGGACAAAATCCGTTGTGGACTGTGATTTCAGGCTTCTTCGGTGTAGCCTTTTCAATAAGTTCTTCCACCGCTTCAAGTGGGACATAATCTCTAGTTTCAAAATGATATAAGTCTTTTCCGTTGCTTATGGTCACACTATTAGGAAATCCTTTGCAATCTATATTTGAAAATGACATTCCCTCAAAAACTGGTTCAAAATCTTCTTGATGCTTTTCCATTACTTACCCCAATCTAGCGCTTGCCCGCAATCATCGCAGAATACGCCGTCTTTCACCACAAACGCACTGTGTGATACGGCTTTGCCACACACTGGACAATAGCCCGTGTGGTTTAGAATGTGTGTTTTGTTATATGACATGATTGCTGTTTTATTTTTAACTTCCTTTGGTGTAGCACGTTCCACTAATTCTTCCATGTCCTTAAAAGCATTGCTGTCGTTTGGGTTCTTCAGCTGGCGTGCAATATAACTTAATGACTTTCTGTAACTCATAGCCCTAGTTCCTCTAAGGTGTAATACTTATCATGTTCCATGCCTTTGCACATTTTGCCTTTCTTGAAGTTTGGAAATGCGAAAAATTCATTATTTTTAAGACGAATGCTTAAGTATTCTAAATTTGGTGTCCAAAAACGTTTTTCGATATATTTAACTTTTTTTCTAAATGGCTTTATCACCGCTGATAAGTATTCCTTTTCCTTTTCGTCAAGAATTTTAGGATCATATTCTTCTTCCAACCAGTTAGCAAAATCTATTAGAAGTTCATAAGGATATACGAGTGGTGTATATTGCTTTTCAAACAATTTTTTTATACCTGATGATGTTTCTTCATACACCATCATGCATTTAATTTTTCCGTCACATGATGCACTGTCCGTTTTCAATTTACTCAAATCATATTTTTCTTTATTTTTCATAGTCCCAATTCCTTTATAGAAATATAACTCTCGATTGCATCTTCAATTTTTGTTGCGTAGTACTCGTTGTAAAAATAACCGTCACCCCATAAGGCAACAACGTATATACCGTTAGTCATTTTTAATAAATAGTTTTCATTCTCAACAAGTGGGAATGGTTGTAGTTTTGTATTTTCTTCATTTGTTCCGTTCATAAGTATTTCTTATCCTTTCCTCTCACAAAATCAAACTTTGCTGTACATCTTTTAAAATTTTTTGCTTTGCTTGTTTGTAATAATCTTTCTTGATTTCAAAACCGTAACAAGATCTATTTATTTCAGCACATGCTCTTAGTGTCGAACCGCTACCAGCGCAAGGGTCAATAACCACATCGCCCTCATCTGTAAATATTTCTATTAGTTGTTTTAATAACTGTACTGGCTTCTGTGTAGGGTGTATTTTCGGTGTTGTTGTATCTCTTTCCCACTTGAACCAGTTGAATATCATGCGATTGTTGTTATTGAATTTTGGCAATTTATCGCGATACAGAACAACCGCATACTCAGTAGCGCCGACTATCTTCATATTTGCCTTTAACACTTGCCCTGAATAGTTTTTTACAAATACTAACGGGTAACTTTTCATAAATCCATATTTCTTGCCATATTCGATGATTTGTTGCATCTGCTCAAAGGCACAGAACACGATCATTGCTGGCGCTTTTCCGACTTCTTTCGGCTCTTTAATTAGCATTTTTGAGCAAAAGTGCATGTATTCAGGTATTCTGAAATAACCGTCTGTATCAAAGAATGCTGATTTTGCTTTCTTGCTTTCACCGTTCTTGTTGTCCCCCCCCCACATACCAAGACGGACTACTTGCATATGCATTTTCAGCCAAGTTATACGGAATATCGGCGATAACCAATTGCGCCTTTGGGATTTGATAACGTTTGTAATTTTGAAAGCTATCGTTAAATAGTTCTATTTTCTGCTGTTTTGTTTTCATACGCTTTATCCCATACCCTTTCTATTTCTTCTTCTGTTAGTGGCGTATTATCAGCGTATTCATTCCACCACTTCACTAATTCTTCTTTTGTATCAACATCATGTGTAGCAATCAGTACAGCGCAATCTAGCAATATTTCTCTTCTTGTTCTTTGCTTTCCAGCTATTGCTAATGGTTGCTGTTTTTCTTCTAGCATCTGCCGCCACATGTATTCGGGCATTGCTTTTGCCTTTGTTCTTAATGGAGCTGCCGTTGGTGGATAGCCCGTTCTATCGTTGCTTAGATAGTCTTTCAAAGCGCCCACCACGGCTAATTGTTCAACATCGCTCAGTGCTAATACAAATGAGTTGTAAATATCTATGATTTCTTCTTTTTCTTTTCGTGCGTAATATTCAGGAAATCGACTTCTTAAAGTCTTCAGTAAGTCTTTAATCTGTAACTCTTCCATTAGAACGGTAACTCATACAAATTCACGTTTACTTCATCATTCCAACGTTCACCATTTAGCCATGTTGTTGGCATAGGAATATACTTTGTGTCTTTCTTAGCCCACACAGGAAGTACGTTTCTGAGTCCGTCCATGATTGCTTTGTATTCCTTTTCGTTAGTGCATAGTTTTAAGAATTTCTGCTTTGCTTTTTTCTTGTCTTGATGCTTAGGATAGATTTCCCAAAAACTCTCAAACCACATTTCTTTTTGATCTAAAACTTCAATTCCTGAATTTTCGTTGCACGATATAGTATTTATATACTTACCTATACTATCCTTACCTAACCTATCCTTACCTGTGGATACCGTTGGTATACCATGTGGTATACCAACATTATTTTTTGTTGTATAAGAACCGTTTTTATCGACATCTAATGTACTTTTTTCTTCTAAGTATTTTGTTTCTGTGTAGCGGTCATTTCTTAGGTAGTTATTGATACGCCAATGCTTGATAACAACAACGCCACTATCAAACGGAATGACAAATTTTCTTGCAATTAAGATATTCACATCATCATTACTTGCGCCAATCATTCGCATTATCTTTTTTGGTGAGTTGATAAAGCCGTCATCATCGGCTCTCATACCCAAATCGTAATATAAGAGCCGTGCTGACATAGGCATATCAAGAAATGCATCGCTATCAATAATTGTTTTTGCGAACATTCTTCTTTCTGCCATATTTGAACCTCTTAGAATGGCAACTCGTCAGAATTGATTTCGTATCCATTAAGGTATTCTTCCATAGGATCATTTGCTTGTGTAGCAACTTCACTCTGTGCTTGTACTTGTTGCTGTGGCTGAGTTTGTGCCTGTGCTTGTCTTGGTTGATTGCTATGCAAGATTGATACAGAATTAGCGACAATTTCAGTAACGTAAACCTTTTGTCCGTCACGATCATAGCTGCGTGTCTGTATTCTTCCCTCAACGCCAACTGTATCGCCCTTGTGGGAATATTGCCCTAGAAAGTCAGCACTTCCACGCCACGCAACGCAACTGATAAAGTCCGCTGATTGTTCGTTATTATTTTTCTGTTCTTGTGATAGACGTCTATCGCATGCAACCGTGAATGATGCAACGGATAGTCCACTCTGTGTTTTTCTTAGTTCAATATCTTTTGTTAGTCTTCCGACCAAAACAACATTATTTATCATGTCTGAATTTCCTCTTTTCTTTTAGATTGCAATTATCTGTGTAATCGTCCATTTTGTAAGTCATTTTTCGCTGTAAATTTTCGTTAGTGTGTACCGTTCCAAAATATGCACGTTCTAGCGCCGTTACGGCTTCCCCCAACCTTACTGGTTGCATGTTCATCAATTCTTTTTCTAACAGTTGCAATGTAGCCAAATGTGTATGAGAACACTTTTTCATTGCTTCCTGAATAATCTTCAGGACTTCAAATTTCTTAACGTACTCAGTCATTTTTCGTCCACTCTCTGCTTGCTTGCGCATCTAGCACTCGCATTTGTAACTTGATTGAATTGATTTTGTTTTCCAGCATCTTATATCGGCTTTCGCATATATCGCGTTTTTGGCGCAATTCAGCGACTTCAGCATGTCCCTTGATAAAAGTACTTATCATAGTTACAGGCACGCCCTGTGCGCGTTCTATTAGCGCCTGAGAACGCAATTTGATTTGATAGTTGGCTTCACTATTTGCCAACTCGATACCAGCCTTATAAAAATCCTCGATTGTAGCGTTTAATGTGTTGGCTAGTTTTTCTATTTCTAGCCACATGTCATAGTCTTTGTTCATAGGTAATTTTTATGAAATACCTCCATAAATTTTTCGTGGCCATACAACTTTTCAAATGCTTCTTGTGCTTTTCTCTGTAATGCATAGCGTAATGACGGCTTTGTTGTATGTAATGCATTGTGTACTTCAGGATTGAGCCATACCCACAATCCCCATTCATCACATTTCTTGCGATTTGCTGTGCCGCATATACAGTGATGCAAGCATACGTTGTATGATCCAGTGATAAAGCATTTCTTTTCTGTCTGAAGAATGCTATCAGTACGTTGTTTCACTGTCTGTTACCACCTTTAAGAGTTCCTGTTCGTCCAGCAATTCAACCTCGTACAGTTGTCCCAAGTCTTTCTTGGGAAGCCAAACGCAATAGGCTTTCTCTATCTTTTCGCCTGTCATTTGTTCATATGCCATTTTGTAAAGTGTTAGCTGGTAACTTAGATACAACGGGTGATATTGATATGTTGTTTTAATGTCAATGATTGCATGTTTACCGTCCACCGTCCCAATCATGTCATAAGTGCCACAATACAAAGGGTTTCCGTCATGGTAGTAAACCATAGGCTGTTCGCATGCGTGTATGTTGATATTGTTTTCTTCCTGAAGCGTTTTAAAGCGTTTTAAGGCTATGCTTTCGTAAGAATGAGTATTGTATCGTCCGTCCACGTTTTCGCCTAAGGAATAGCGTTCTATCAAGTCATGGACGGTGTTTCCGTAATCTGCTTTAGCATTGAGGATATATTGAGGGATATTTGAATACATATCCCCTATAAGTCCTCTAATTATCTGTGTAGCGGACGGTGTAATAATTCCGTCCACTAAGTACACGTGATAGTCAGGTATGAATTCAATCATTTGAAAGTAAAGCGGACACTTGCTTTGACTTCGCTTGTCTTTGTGTAAAGGTCATAGATGCCCTCTTCTTTCATCTTGGCTGTATCAACAGAAACACGCTGTGTAGGCGCAACATAAGTAATTTTTACGTACTCGCTATCGCAAGATTTAACCTCGTTTTCAACCATTGCTTTTTGAATAGCCAGTTTAACTTCCTTGAATTTGTTCTCCATTTCCTGTTTTGTGATTTCAAAGTCGCGCATTTCCTTTAAGATTTGCTTTGCTTGTTCTGATAAAACAAGTTGATTGTCTATTACTTTTACTTCGTTATTCATTAGGTGTTCCCTCTTCTTTCTTGTCTTTGCTAAATGTCTTAATTGCATCGCTTGCTTGCTTCATTGTTAAGTCTTTAATTTCATTTACTTTGTAAAATTCAAGCATCTTTTTAACGCGTTCAGGATCTTGCTGCGCAATAATCTTCAACTGTCCTTGTGTTGCCATTTGTGCTTTCGCTGTTGTTTCTCTTTCGTTAGCTGGAATAGCATCTTGTGCATCGTTTTCGGCGATTTCCATTGCTTCTAGCCATAAGTAACGGCGCATGTATGTATGTTTTGCGCCTAGCATCTGAATAGGTGTAGCGCCTTTCATTCCAGCTTCGGCTGTGCCAGCTTCAAATGTGATTGTTTCTGTTGGGTTATCAGCATTTACAATATCTAAGAATGCTGTTTCAACGCCTAAATCATTGACTTTGATGTTGAATACTGAGATGAGGTTTAATTCCTTAAAAATCTTGTTTATCTCGCCGATAAAATCGTTCAATTCAAAGTAAGAATATCCAGCGTACTTATTTACGCCTGATTTCTTCAAAGGGCGATTGCCTAATTCTGCACGTGCAATCGCTAACTTTTGATAAACGTTCATTTTTGTATAGTCTTTCTTTTCTGCTTTTACTTCTTTCTTTGGTTCTGCTTTTGTTGTAGGCTTGCTATCTTGCAAGAAAATTGTGTCTTCCATGTTTTCCTCCTAAATTTTCTTAAGAACATCACGGATAATTGCTTTCCATGAGTCCATCGCAACGTTTACTTTGATTTCATAATCATTTTTGTATGTGACTGTTACTGTATTTGCGGCTTCTCTAAATTCCATGTCTCTTTCGTCCCAGTTGATTTTTACTGTTTTGATTTTGCTATCTGCCGCCTTTAGCACTGTTTCAAGTGCAAATTCAAATTCTCGTCTTTGATTATCTGTTTTCATTTTTCCCCTCATGTACTGGTAAGCGTTTGACTTGGTCTAACTTGTCGTAAGTAAGTAACTTGTGACTTAGTTCGATATTCACTTCAAACGCCTTTTGGTTAAGTTCTGCTAACTTGCTGATTTTGCTTTGTAATTCTTCCAGCTGTTTTTCATACCGCTTTGCTTCTTCAACTAGCATGCGGTTTTGTTCTTTCAGCCGGTTATATCTTGCTTGTAAATCCATTTCTTTTACCCTCCCAATCCACTTTTCTTATGTGTTTTGGTTTCTTTTGTGGTTTTTCGTATTTGTTGTTAAATTCAGGATTTCCAAGTTTAACTATTTCAATCTTCTTCATGGTCTATTTCCTCGACTTCTTCCGCTTCTTCGCTATCGCAATATGGACATGTTCTATACTCTCTGTATGAGTAGTCTATATAGCCATAGTGGCGCTTCATATCATCGTCATTGAATATCCGTTGGCAATGATTGCATATCATTTTCATAGCCTTACTCTGCCATTTCTTCAGCCGTCAAAGGTCGTTGGGAATAAGAGTATTGAAGTACAGCGTTTCCTAGCATGTACACGATGAATGCAAGCCCTAGAACAATGGCTAATGCTGTTTTAATTGTGTTTTTGATTGTCTTCATGATTAGTTCATCATCTTCTTTCCCAAAATCTCTTTGATTTTTTCTTCGGTTGTTTGAGTGTGGTCGCTATTAGAAAAATCTTTATGCAGTTGTATTGCTTCTTCTTTACTCGAAAAGTCTAATTTTTCAACGATTGAATGTCTTTCAATCACGTTTGCTAATTCTTCTATTTCAGGGTTTTGCTGCACAAATTGTCTGATTGCCAAAAATTCCTGTGCTTGATCTGGTAGTTTGCCGCTTGTTTCCAAAAATATGCTTCCACTGTTATTGATTGCTTTAATCATTTTTTGTTCTCTCTCTTTCTGTGTTAGAATTAGAGTGATAGTTTTGGTCTATCACTTGGCGCTGTCCTTTGCGATTGGGGCGCCTTTTTCTTTTTCCACTCTTCATATCTTGCTTTGAATTCGGGTTCGTTCTGTTTTTCGTTGAGTGCCTGTAATGCAAGATAGTTGAGTGATTGTAAATCAGTTTTTTTGATTGCCATAATCTTGTAAAACCTTATTGATGAAGTACACTTGCCCTTTTCCAGTAACTCTCGTTGTGCGTGTGACTTTTGGATCATGTCCACTTCTCTGTACGGTTCTTTCGATAACTTCAAACAACTTCATTTCCATGCTCTTCTGTGTAGGCTCGCATGAGTGTTTGAAGATATACCCGTTATCTCTTAACCATGTCCACAAGCGATTTCCACCAATCTTTACGCCATTTTGGCAAATCAACTTAGCAAGGTCATATACAAGAATGCTAGTGTCAGATTGTGCGACAGCATCAGCAAATAAGGCTTTAGGCTTCATTTCCTTATTTTCGATTTCCAATGTAGCGATTGTTTTGTGTGCAATCTCTAACGCCCTTGCCATTACTTTTTCAGGACTATTCCATGCGTTCTCAACTTGAATGAAATACTTTCTAGCCTGTGTGCCTTTTTCGTTACGCTGAAGCATTGCTATTTGTTTTGCTGTGTCAATGGTTAGCTGGTAGTCGTCAACTTCGCGCTGAACTTCTCTATTGCCCTCTGTTTGAACCCGTAAACTTTTTAACGGGTTGAAATCTTCGCCCTCTGTAAGTCCATACTGTGTCATTCGTTCAAACCAGCTATTAAATCTTTCAGTTGCTTCTAAGAATTCATATAGATCTCTTGCCGATACTGTGATGCGTTCTGCATTTGAAGTATCGATTTTTAATAATTCATTCATGTTTTCCTTTCTAACCTCCTATAATTGATTTGAAAGGAGGTGAATAATTTTGAATTGGGTATCGGTTCAATCTTCAAGAATGAAAGCAGTAGCATGGGAAGACTCAAAAATGTACATAATGTTTAACGACGGCTCTGTGTATTGTTATGAAAACGTAAGCAATAGCGAATATCTATCTTTTATCAACTCGTCTTCATTAGGTCGTGAATTAGCAACATTTCAGAGATTTCATCCATATCACCGCGTTTAATCCTTGATTGACATTGGCAATCCAGCTTCAACTATCAATACTTTTGTGTCTTCCAAACCGATAAGTACTGATACGTTAGGATTGCCGTTTTTTTCTATCCACTCTGATATTGGTTTGGATAGTTTTTTTAATTCATCAAGGTTTTCGCTTTGATTTCTCAAAGATTGGCCAATAATATGTAAGCCATCACTTGCGATAGTTACTTTGTCCATACGTTCCTCCTTTCCTTTGTTTATCTGCGACATTAGATATGATTTGCTTGTTCAACTAAATTGGCGGTTGCTTCAATAACTGCCGGTAAAATGCTTGCAGTATCCACACTGGAGGCATTTTTCAATTCTGTTTGTATCCAGTCACATAATGCGTTGATTGTTTCTACTAATTTTTTGTCCATACGTTTCTCCTTTCTTTACAACCGTTAAATTCTTTTCGGTTGTTATTCTTCTAACTTTTACAACTTGATACTTTTATAACTAATTTGTTGCTCGTTTCGGTTTTCCGAAATTACAGTGAAAAAAATAATGTCCACTTGTTCTGGACTTAAATCAAATAACTGTTTTGTCTTTACAATTTCAGATTGTGAAAATGGTGTTTTGTTTGTTAGTCTTTCATAGAGTGTAGTCATTGAAATTCCGATGCTTGATGCATAATCTGCAAGTGTCATTGATCGTTCTTTAATTAGCCCTCGCAATTTTGAATAGTCAAATGCAATTCTTGTCATTATCAATTTTCTTCCTTTCTAATATTTTCGGTTTCCCGAACCTATGTCTTAAGTATATACGTTATCCAACCATTGTCAACGGTTTTCCGAAAAAAATATGCGAAATTATTGTATTTTCTTTCGGTTTTCTTTATATTATATATGAAAAGGTGGTATCAATATGAAAACAGAATTCAGCCAAAGGCTTAAAGAAGTGATTGAGCAAAACGGTATTTCACAATCTGATTTGGCATTCAAAACAGGAATTTCCCCTTCTTCAATTAGCGACTGGTTATATGGCAGGTATATGCCAAAGCAAGATAAGATTTATATTCTTGCTTCAGCGCTAAACGTCAAACCGTCCTATCTCTTAGGCTTCACACCCGATGAAGTCCCAAGTGATGCCAATACTGAATTAGAAAGTCTATCAAAAAAATTAGTAACTATTAAAAAAGAAAAAGAAATATTGCAACAGCAAATAGATGAACAAACTTTAATAGTTGCTGAAATGTTGCAAAAAATGACCGAAGAAGATAGAAACAAGACTTTTGAAGTTATAAAGGCAATGTTTCCTGATCTATATAAGGAAGTTAAGAAATAATGAAAGAGGTACGTATGAACAACTACATACCAGCCGTAATATATGCGCGCTTTTCATCTTCAGGGCAACGTGAAGAGTCTATCACGGGGCAATTAAGAGATTGCAAGCGATACGCTGAAGAACATGGTTTTGAGATAATCAACGAATACATAGATGAAGCAAAAACAGGAACAACAGATAACCGCCCGTCATTTCAGAAAATGATAAGAGATAGCGAAAATAAGCATTTTAAGGCTGTTATCGTGTGGAAACTTGATAGATTTGCACGCAATCGTTATGACAGCGCCATTTACCGTTCTAAACTGAAGAAAAACGGCGTAAAGATTTATAGTGCTATGGAAAACATCTCAGATAGTGCTGAGGGAATTATCATGGAGGGCTTAATGGAAAGCATGGCAGAATATTACAGCGCCAACCTTTCCGAAAATGTCAAACGTGGTAACAGGGAAAGCGCATTGCAACTGAAGACAATAGGTAAAAAGGTTTTTGGATATGCTAGAGACGCGGACGATCACTATGTCATAAACGAAAATGAAGCACCTATTATAAGGCGCATTTTTAGCGAATATACAAGCGGCAAGACTATAAATGATATAATTACCGACTTAAACAAAGACGGTATCTTAAACGCGCGGAAATCGCTATGGAATAAGAGTTCTCTGAATACTATCATCAGCAATGAGAAATATATAGGGACATACAAGTATGCCGACTACATTGTGCCTAATGGAATGCCAGCTATTATATCCAAAGAAATGTTTGATGTTGCACAAGAAATTAAAAACAGGCACAAGAAAGCGCCGGCACGATCACGTGATGCAAAGTATCTATTGACAGGTAAACTATTCTGCGGACATTGCGGAAGCCCTATGACTGGTGAATACGCCACTAGCAGAACAGGCAACCGTTACTATTACTATACATGCGTAAAATTTAAAAAGCGCAAGTGCGATAAGAAGAGGGTCAAGAAAGACTGGATTGAAGAAGTTGTAATTACTGAATTGATAAACCAGTTGAACGACATGGATTACATAAACAAGTTGGCTGATAGTTTTATGGAATATCAGAAAAAGCAACTAGAAGATAACAGCGATGAGAAAATGATAGAAGCCAAGATCAAGGACGTTACCAAGTCTATCAACAATGTAATGAAAGCCATTGAAGCTGGTATCATTACCGAAACAACCAAAGCACGCCTTGAAGAATTAGAACAAAACAAGGCACAATTACAAATAACTCTGCATAAAGTCCAGGCAACCAAGCCACCGTACATTGAGCGTGACATGTTCCTATTTTGGATTGATAGCCTAAAGACAGATACAGGCAACTATGACTACAAAGAAAAACTTATAGATACGTTCCTGAACGCCGTGTATCTATATGACGATGGATATATAGACATAGGCACAAATCTAATCAAGGGGACTAAGCGTATCACTGGTTCGACTTTGGAACAATTAAGCGCACTAAACAAATTAAACTCTAACCAGTATGTGATACACAAAAACGTATGTATTAGAAGAGTTTACATAAAGAAAACCCGTTTAATTTAACGGGCTTTTTTATTTATCCGTTCTAGCGCAAATCAACTTTTGCAAGATATTCATTGTCATATTCTCAATCTTGGATTTACCTGTACGGTAATTATCAATGATTGCTGTTGATACGCCTGTTTCTTTAGCGATTTGGTAAGTTGTCTTGTCACTATTAAGTATGCGCTTAACTTCTTCTTCCATAACTTCAGCAATGATGCGCTTGTCACTCTTTAACATTTCCTTTAATTTCTTAATGCTAGTGTATTCTTGGGATAGCTGGATAAGGCAACCAAACTGTCCAGCTTGATATACTCTAATAAAAGGCGCTGTGAAGTATGTACAATATCCCTCATCGTCATAGATCTTCAGCCAGTTCTTAAATTCAGCCGTCAATGTGTAATGCTCAGGAACGTCTGTATCGCCGTCAATCAACCATGCGCTATATTCGCCATCTTCGCCGAAATTTAACTCTTTCATTTCTAAGTGTGAAGTAGTGGCTGGTCTATCTTCCGTTGTCATTCCAACCATGATCAATGTTGCAATATCGCTTCCGCCTAATGAAACGCAAATGTCTTTATAAGAAAGTCTATTCTCTATTGTTGCTTCTTTTAATGTGTACTTTTCCATGTTATTCACCTTTATAAAATCTCTAAATCGTACTTGTAAGTGTCTGAATATCCACTTGTAAGTAGTGCTGTTTCTTCTAATGTGTCAGTGCCTTTGTAATGTTCCAACCATTCTTCACCACGCTTGATAGTGTCTTCAATTCTGATGCTATCGTTAGCATGATTTACTAAGATAACCTCTAATGTGTCTGTAATTTCTTCTAGTTCTTCAAAGAAATTGTTTACATCTGCTTCGGTTAGATCATCGGTGTAAATGCCACCGTCAATCGTATATCTGTATTCGTTGTCTGTTTCTTCTTCATAGATTGTGAAGTCTGAATTAGAGTAGTTTTTGAATGCCTTGTCTGTAAGTGCTAGTGATGTTCTTTCTTTTCCGTATTGCTTTGTCATGTTTTTTACCTCAAACCCTTTAGGTTCTTTCCTTGACTATAATATACAAGTTATTTTATATACTGTCAATAGAAATATATAAATTATTTTATATAAATGTGCATAAAAAAAAGAACCCACCATTTAAGGCGGGCTTTGTTTACTTCAAGTCTTCTTCCTGTGCTTCTTTGTATTGCTTGCTGGAGATGTGCAAGATAGCGCCAAGGAATGTATCAACGGCAATGATCGTGCCGCTAACTTCCTGTGGATAAGGCAATTTCCAAATTCCAGCAAGTGTCAAATACAATGTGGCAATGGCTGGTAATACGATTAAAGCAATCTCTTTGAGTGTGTCATAGACTTTGTTGTTTGTAATAAGCATTTTCTTTTTCCTCCTATTTTAGAAAACTGTCATTTTTTAAATGATTTTGGTAAGTGTCTTTAATAAGTTTTGTTGCTTCAGTTATTACACCATTTTTTAAGTGATTATCCTCAACATATTGTTCATACGAGTCACACTTAGAAACGATAAATCGAAATTGTTCTTTCGAGTGAACAATTCCTCGAGAACACTCATTCGCAAATACCAAGATTGTATTGCGAATGTCATCAACCCGACGAGCAGTATCGGTTGCGATATGATCATCGAGCTTTTTTTCGAGTGTGTCTATCTTTTGATTAACATTGTGATTGATGCGATCACCAGCCCACTTTAGCAACTTGTCCCAAGGGTTCACCTTAATTGGCGCAATCTGAATAAAGATTGAACCAACAAAGACAATAGAAAATAGCGCACTTACAAAATCTTTAAATTCAATCAATGCGAAAACGTCTTTTAGAAGCATAATGTCATCGCCTATCTAATTCTGATTGTAGTTCCAGCGTAAATAACGTTAGGATTTGAAATACCGTTCAGATATGCAAGATACTGATAAGATGTGCCGTTTCTTTCTGCGATACCGCTCAATGTATCGCCATCTTGGATTGTGTAATAAACCTCACCGCTTGTGTTGGCAACTGGTTCACCGCTAATAATGATTTCTTGCCCCGCATAGATAACATTAGGGTCTGCGATACCGTTGATTTCTGCTAAGTGTTGGTATGTTGTGCCAAACTTAGCCGCAATTCCTGACAGTGTATCGCCATATTGAGCCACATAAACGTTTTCACTTGTTGCAGCTGGTGACTGTGTAGGCGTTTGAACATATTCAACTGGTCTATCTGCTGTTGCCCCAGTGCGATAGATTGACGGGTCAACAAAGATTACATTTTCATCTAACGTTCCATAGTTAGAAGTGTACTGTTGGATTGTTCCGTATGCTGAAGTATCAACCGTATGGCTTCCATCATTGTTTCCCCAAGCCGCTACCCACTTATCGTATGGATCGCATTCAGGCGCAAGGTAACCAAGCCATGATAGCGAAGTATAAATTCCTGTATAGTATCCAGCTGAAGCAATCACATCACAGAATGCACGTGACATAGGCGCAATGTTATCGTGTGTAATAGCCACGCCATTATTGACTTTATAATGGTCTGCATCTTCCATATCTAGCCATACACCAAGCCCAATATCCACGCCAGCAATGATGGATAAGAAGCGCTGTGCTTCTTCGATTGCCTGTGCTGTGTTTAGCGCATAGGAATAGAAGTAAACACCGATTGTAATGCCTAATCGCTGACACTCTGAAACATGTCGTCTGAATGAATAGTCTTCACGCCCTGCAACACCAGCACGTAAGATAGCATACTTTCCGGCGTAAGGTGTGAAGTCAAAATTTGGTTGATGTTCGCTAACATCAGGTACGTTGTAAATTCTCATTTTTTCTTTTTCCTCTTTTCTATCTAAAAAGGCGATGGTGTATCCGCCTTATTAGCATTTT